CTCTAGGCTTGTTATTACTTGTAGGTTTGTTTCAACATGAAGACCGCTAACTAATTTTCCTCGTAGCGGATAGTAATGGTCAACTTCGTGTCGAACCCCTGTAACTTTTGTAAGGTGTCGAGCCTTTGCGTATATAGCTTCTATAGCTTCAAGATCAGACCACTCCACTGTACGCTGTTTCACAGCGGCTCTGCGCTCAGCTTTTTTGATGGTGTTTTGTTCTGGATTAGCTTTATTCCAAGCCTTACTATTAGCCTTGCACCTATCTGGATGGGCTTTTCTCCAAGCCTTATTGTTCGCGATACTCTTTTCTCTATTAGCCTCATACCAAGAAGACCGTGTTAGCCTTGCTCTTTCTTTGTTAGCTTCGTACCAAGCACTGCTCTTAGCTAAAGTGCATACCTTACACATATAGGCGTGTCCATCCTTGGCATTAGTTTGTTTATAAAAATCCGTAAGCTCCTTAACCTCCCCGCACTTGTTACACTTCTTACTCATATTATATCTCCGTCAAACTGAGACGCATCATAATCATCTAACTCTCGTAGCCGCCCTGTCGCGCCATCATACANCAGGTTAGTAGCAACGCCAACATCTCCAGTGTACCTAGACTTCAGCACCCTAACCTTNGTGGTCGATGCCTCTATCTCATCGTCTGATTGTTGGTTGCGTTCAAGGCTGATAACACAATCACTTAGCTGAGCAATACTCTGGCTACCTCTAAGGTGATTAAGCCCTGTCTCTATGCCGTTCTCGTGGCCCCTGTTGCCGTCTACTCTACGCAAATGTGACACTAGTATCATACCACAGCCTGTCTCCTCTACCATAGTCCTGAGTCGATGCATGATCTGGTCGATAGCTTTACGCTCGTCATTCTCAAGTGTAGACAATACAAGCATGTGAAGGTGGTCAACTACAATCCATTTACAATCTAGACCTATGATCATATAGCGTAGCTTACTAAAGATGTCTTCAAGGTTATTGACTCCGTGGTGTGCGTGAATCCAAACGCGCCCCTCGTTCTCGCCCATAAACACTTTCTTAAAGCACTCGTCTAGTTGTTCATCAGTGTACTGAGACTTAACGCTGTCAAGGTGTAGCTTAGCGTTAGCCTCGACTGCCATGATACCTTCGGCAGTGCGTGACCAGTTCTCCTCAAGAGCCACAACGCCTACATTATCTTCGGTGTTTTCAATCAACCAGTGTTCGATCTCACGAGTGACAGATGATTTACCTAAGCCTGTTCCGCCTGTAAGTGTGACTAACTCACCCGCCCTAAGACCTTCTAGCTTTTTATTTAAGCCGCGCCAAGGATACGGTATAGCTGTTTTCTTTTCTGTCCGTAGCTTTTGATAGGCTTCAAACTGATCAGATAAATTTAATACACCAGAAGGCGTATAGACTTTAGATTCCCAGAAAGCACTGACGTATGCCGCGTGTCTACCTTGGCGTAACATATCGTTAGCATCTTTGTAGTCTACAGGGAGTGTCATGATCTTAGCTTTCTTAGGTGTTAAAAGCTTAGCAATTTCTCTTGCCGCTTCTTCTCCGACTTTATCATTGTCAAAGTTTATAACAACAGAATCAAAAGACTCAAGATACTCAAGGCTTTTCTTAACATCAGCAACGCCTCCTTGCGCCCCTGATTTAATAGAAACGACAGGCCACTTAGAACCCATAAGTTCGTAAGCGGCCATCGCATCACATTCGCCTTCTGTTAAAGTTATAAACTTACCGCCTGCTTTAAACAGGTTCTCTCCAAACAACCCCACTTCCTTGGCGCTTCCTGTCCAAGAGAAATGTTTATTTTGTCTACGAACTTTAGTTCCTGCGAATTCATGTCCGTTAAAATAAGGGTAGTAGTGCTTATCTATCTTGCCATCTTTTGTAGTTGATTTAACTCCGTACTTCTTAGCTGTAGCTAAGCTTATCTTGCGGTCAGTCAATTCATTAAAGGTAGCAGTGTAACTTGATACTTGGTTTGAACTCTGTTCCATCTTGCTATTCCTTTGATACACTTCAAAGTCCGTTACGGTATCTGGTTGGTGTACTTCCGATGTACTATAGTTTTTAAAATACTTAGAGCAAACAAAGCACCAAGCAGAACCATCGTCATTAATACTGGCCCCATCACTGGAGCCGCATTCTAAACAAGGTTGATGTAATTTAACAAAAGGCATACGCCTTACTCCTCGTTGGTTTCCTCGTTAGAGTTTTCAATGATTGCATCATCTACTAGATGCTCGTCCATGCTACTAGTGAGAGTCATGATAGATGCTCGGGCTAGTGTTACGTTCAACTCTGCTTCGCGTAGCTTGCCTTGTGCGCTCACTAAGACTCCGAATACTGACTGTCCTTCGGGTGATAACTGGCCTACGTCATATGTAACATCGTCTTTGATGTAGGTGTACTGCGGTGCGTCACTCATAATTCATCCTCCATGTTAGTTTCAAGTGAGTCAAACTCTGAGCCATCAGGTGATCCAACCTCAATAAGATTAATAACCTGCATAGCTTGGAAGTCTAACCCTTTAAAGGTCTTACCTTTCCAATCTGATTCCCATTCTTTATATTGAACTTTAACTTCGGAACCATTACCTACTCTAGCATCTAAAGTATTTTTGTATGCATCCACTAGTCGCGGAGCAGGACGAATCATACCATTAGGGCCATTCACTTTACGTTTAATTACAACTGCGGGGCCTTCATCCATCTGCTTAATATTGAACCCGCGTGATTGAAAATCTTCAGCAGTCTCATCATCGACAACTAAATTAACCGAATATACTGGTTCAAAAGTTGTGTTAGGTGTAGTTGCTGAAACCCAATAAGCTGTACCTTGTAATATTGCCATGTTGCTTTTCCTCTTTGGTGGTGGTTAAAATTGAGGGTCGAGTATAACATACTGTTCCCTCGTGTCAAGTTTTTATTTGTTTATTTCACTCTCTTTTTTTAGTTCGTCAATCATTAGTTCAGAAACATACAGCAGTTTAATGCCATAAAATAAAGAGAGTATTGTCACAATTACTAGTATCGTATTCATTTTATTATCCTCTTAAAACTAAAATAGAATTTGAAATAACAAGCAGTACAGACAAGACCACTAAAGTTCTTATGGTTTTAATGTATCTTGTTTCAAACTTACTTTTCATTTCAATCTGTTCTTGTTCCACCCACACTGCCGCCTTTCGCAGTACGTTTGANAACCCTATCTTCACTGTAGCTTTGTTCATTTGTTTTCTCCTGTTTAAATATCCTGTCAAAATTACTGTCGTATTGTTCCTTGTTTACTTTCCGTTGGCGATCTCCTTTCCCGCCATGAGTTGCATCACTCATCCTCCTGCCACACCTTGCCGAATGTTACTATCATAAAGGGCGCAAGAAACACAACGCCCTCAAACGATGCCGCACTTATTGAACCTGTCAGTGTATTACTAATCCACACTGGCTTACTGTCTGCGAACTCTAAGTCAATACCTACACCGTTGCGTAGATTAAAACTCAAGTAGTACTCTCCGAAATTAGCTGTCATAGTTTATGCTCCTGTACAATATGGTTTAATGTATTCGCCAACAGTTAAGTCAGACGAGGTGATGTGATTTATTACTACTCCCCATTCTTGAAGAGTCCAGAGAGCCTTGTCACCGCATACTAAATCTAATACAGCATTCTCTAAGGCGTGGTCATTCTTTTCAAAAATGTAGCGCACCTTGAGATGCGCTTTGGATTGTAAATTGAATGGGGCGTTGGCTAGTTTCATGCCGCTAACCTCAGTACAGGCTCAGACTTGATAGCCTTTCGGATTACTTGCTGTCGATCATTCTGGATTGATGCTATGTTGCGCTCACTGGACTGTCGAACCGCGCCAAAGTGTGTTGACCAATCGGTCATAGCGTTATACACAGCCCACCAATTAGCACCTAAACGGTTTTTGTATATTGAATCATACATTCTCCAGATATAATTTAGATTTTCATTGCGTCTTGGTAGACTATTTAAAAGATCAGAAGGTGTAGATAAAGTAAAGCCGCTCTTTAGCTTAACGTCTAAGGCATCAGCAAAGAAATTGAAAGCATCCATGTCTCTGACCTGAGTACCCTGCCAAGCCTTCCATAGTTCACGCTCATTGTTGAAGACATCTAAAGACTTAACAATTATATTAGCACCGTGTTCTATGTCC